TAGCAGAATCTGAACGTCAGGGTTCAAAGTCTTGAAGTCGTTCAGGCGACGCTCAGAAAGCGACTTGTTGAAAGTGACAATGACATCAGCCCACTGGTCAAACGAAGGCTCAGGCTGGTTGCCCCAAACGATCGAATCCACAGTGTAAATCAAATCGTAAGTTAGCGGGCTATCCTTCTTCTCAACAAAGGTTGCCATAACAGCACCCATGTCGTCGAAACCGCCAGAAATGTTGAACTTATATTTATACATTATTTCTCCTAATGTGTTGTTGTATAGAGGTATAAGTCTATACCCTATTGTTTTATTCCTATAAACCTAGTGTGCGCACAAATCGTGTCGCACCACCTTTTTCATCAAAGACACCATGTTGCCAGTCCAGTTTCACATCCTGCAAAAGGTTGTCATAAAAGATGTCAACCTGATGGTCAATATGTTTAGCAACAGACTGCCACTGTTTGTCAGACAAAGTAATCGTCTCATCGTTCAGATAGTGACGCAGATACTCTTCAAAGTTTTCTTTATCAAAACTGTGATGCACTGCCTGCACCTCATCGTCATACATTCTTAGCCTCCTAATAGTCCATGATTAGTGCGTTCACAAACTTGAACCGGTCAGAGTATTCCAACCCTGACGAACGTTCAGCGAACTCGATGAAGTCTTTCTCCTCAACCCACAACAAGTCATCGCTGTGAACCGCACTGTCGCTGTCAGTCAACGCAACCTCTACAGTGCCACGGAACTGGCGCACATAAACTGTCGGATAGTTGCCAACAATCAGATACGGGGTGATGCTGTAATCTCCCGTAGTTGCATCGTCCATAGCCTTAGCCAAACGTGGCGCAAACTCTGTTCGACTATCATCAAGCAAAGCCTCCCTAACAACATCGATCGACCCATCAGCCAACCACCTGTTGTAAAAGAACACTCTTACCTCATCGTCAAGAAACTTCTCAACATAAGCAATACTTGCTCGTTCGCCCATTATATAAACCTCGATACTTCCACAATCTCATCAACAACAATCTCATTCGGGCGGATGCCCTGAATAACTTTGAACATTTCCTCTTTCGCACGGGTAGACAACTCGTCATCTGAGGCGGTAGTCAGTTCACGAAACGAATCATCAACCACAACGCCAACATTCATGACGCTCAAATCTAAAGTGACCCGATACAAACTAGTTTCACTCGACACCCAACACCGCCTCAATAGCCTCGTCAAGGTCGTTGATGACGCTACTATCAAGTGCTTCCTCAAACAGGTCAGCAATGTCAAGCCATTCACCATTAGTGATACTCAACGGGTGTGCGTCTTCAACATCGGCTTTACCAACCACACGGCCAACAATCATTTCGTCCGGGCGGTAAGAGGAACTAATCAGTTCAATAAACTCTTGCGCTGTCATCATCGCAATCATCTCCTTCTTCATATCTAAAATCAAAAACTTGTTTCTGTAAACTAGTGTGCAGTTTGCCGGTCTTGCGAGCATGCGCCCACTCACCAGCAGTTGTGAGATTTGATTCTAACAACTTCAACCCTGAAAGCACAAGGTGAATGTCAGTGTTCTTCATCGTAACGTCCACGGCTACTTGTTGCTTTCGTTGAACCTACGTTGAACAACATCAAACAAGTCATCGTTGCACCATGCGAGTTGGTCCGAAATGATGTTGCTGAACGAATCGCTCACACTATTCCACACCTCAGTAACCTGCTCATCTGACGGTTCAGGAATCTCACCGTCATAATAAATGTCAGCAATCATATCCGACACGTCACTCTTATCCCACCAAGTAACCACAAGGGTTGCATCAGGGCTGTAATGCTTGTTCAAAGTTTCAATAAGTTGTCCAACAGTTAGAACTGCCATGGTTTACTCTCCTTCACAAATCGATCGGTGGTTGGCACTCTGCCACCACAAATAAGTATCTGAACACTTGTCACAAACTTCTAAAGCGTCACAAGTGTCTGTTGCTTCAATGATTGCCATTAGTTTCTCCTCTTGAAGACACCTTATCTTTAAATTGCTCAGGGATATCAGCCTCATTTTCGTAGGTAAATGTTACAAAGTTTTTATCTTCCAAATCCTTTAATACCTGCTCTTGCGTTGGTTCTTTTAACTCTCCCTCCGGCTTAGCCTCAGCAGCCTTATGTGCCTCAAGCCTTGCCTTTACAAAATCAAGAGTGCCTTGCTCTGTTGGGTCTTCCTTAGCTAAGTCCTCCCAAAACTTAACCCTATTCTCTTGGAAAGCAATAGGGTCAGCAAAGTAGTCATTAGCATCCTGCACATCCCCTTCGTCATACTTGTCAGGGTTGTCTAGGACTTCTTGGAAGTGCTCCTTTTCGTCATTAACGAGTTTTTCTTGCTCGGGAGTGATTTCAAGTTTGGCGTTTCCTTCGCCCACTTGCTGCAATCCCAATTTTTGTTCCCCTGCGCGTAACAGGCTTTCATCTGCTCTTTGTTTTTGAATGGCATCTTCGCTTAATTTAGTTAATTGTTCATTAATTTGGTTTATCCTTTCTTGCTGTGGCTTAATTAAAGCAGCGTCTTTTCCTTGTATTTTATCCTCTATCCTCTTCCTTTCCTTCAGCAAGTCCATAGCCTCCTTCTTTGCCCTCGTGTCCAATCCATCAGGAACTGACTTGAAAAGACCAACTGAGTTTTGATAACTAGTAAGCATGTCCTCACCCTGAGCCTTTGTAATCTCTCCTGCTGAAATTTTATTTTTTATGCTAGCAATAAGCGCACTCTGTATCTCATCATTATTGGCAGCAGCCTCAAACATCTTAAAGGTATTGTCAGGCATAGCCTTGTAACCTGTCTCAGCCGCAGCAGCACGCACAGCAGGAACGATATGTAGTATCCCTGCGCCCATAGCCAAGCTAGCAGCAGACTTGCCTGCGCCTACTAGAAATTCAGATACATCTTTAGGTGTTTCAAACATTTTCTTTTCCTTCGCTGCATTTATAGTCTTCCTTATAGCCACATCTGTAGAGTATATGGCAACGCCCAACTCAGCACCTGATACCATTCCCTTGCCTAAGTCAACAGCACCTCTTGCAATCATGTTCTCAACCTCGCCTTTCATAATGTTCTTAAGCTCAGCAGCCGTAGCCTTAGCCCCTGCTCTTTCCATGCCTGCTGTAACGAGGTTTGCAACAAGACTCTTGTTTGCCATAACCCTATTTAAACCAAACTCAAGCAGTACCGAGTTGGCTATATTAAACGGAAGAGCGTACATCATCTTGTCCGACTCACTTAAGTCCTTCAACTCAGGATTTTGCTCAAACTCCTTCTTCATGTTATCATTTGAAATGGCAAACATGGTAGCGGCTTTTACCCATCCCGGACCAATCATGGCAGGGGCAAAGTCAATAAGACCACCTATTACGCCTCCCCAAAATCCTTCCTTAGAAAGGTCGGTGTACTCTACAGTAGTATTAGGGTCTCCTGCAATCGCTCTGAGGCCATTCCTAGCCATATTTAAAGCTCCCTTACCATCTCCTTCACCTTGCTTTATTCTCTTGAGATTATTCTCCTGTATCTGCTTGTCTATCTCATCTCTTCTTACATCGCCAAAAGCTATTGAGTTCTTCCAATCCTCAAACTCTGCATTGGTCTTTAGCTCAGGCACTTGAATTCCTTGCTTCTTTGCCAACTCTATAAATTCTGTTCTGTATTTTTCTTTGTTCGCTCTGTTGGGTGGATTAACAATACCATCTACAAAACTCATCATGTCTGCTTCTATATCGACAGCACCGGCTAGAGCTTTTCCTACAGCGTCTAAAGCCTGATTATATATGTTGCCATACCAAGTCCCCTGCTCTCCTTTCATTGACATGTACTTACCTGCTGCAGATTGTATCTGAGCTTCACGTTGAGCGGATGACGCTCTTTTGTTTTCTAAGTTTGTGGCTAATCCAACTACAGACTGCTTGTCTGCATTTGCCTGATTGTACTGCTCCATCCAAGTGGCGTCTCTTTGTTCAACAGGGATGGCGTTCAGGTCTCTGAATGTTTTATCTATGAGTTCATTTTGCTTTACAATACTGTTCTTCTCCTGAATCATGGAGTTGAACTCATCGTTAACGGTCTTCATTGACTTCTTTATATCCTCCTCGTCCTTGAACTTGCTTATGGGCTGAGCCTCGAATTGTGTTATTATTCCTGCTCCATTTCCTCCTAAACTATTTTGTATAAACAATCTAAGTTTCTCTGCCTCTGACTTATCTTTATCTGAAAACCAATTATCTAGAGACACCTCCGTTTTCTTTCCTGTAGGAGAAGTTACGGTCATCCAATCACCTGTCATTCCTGACTCCTCAAACTTAAAGCCCATATCACCAAAGTGGTAATTCATTAAAGGCACAGCGTTTTCTTCTGTGCCTGAGATTAGGTCGGGTGTAATTACGTCTAATGATTTCCTAAATTTAGGAGCAAGTTCTCTTTGTTTCTGCTCCATTTTCTTAGCTTCAAAATTTGGCATGCCTAGGGCTGTAGACTCTGATGCAGGCTTTGGCTGCTTAACGGGAGGTAATGGCGACTCCAATAAACCACCGCCCAATACGGGCTCCGTAGTACCTTGTCCTTGAGGTTGAGGCGTAGGAATTAGATTTTTTTTTTCAGCAGCAGGCTGTTGCATACCGCCTCCAACTTCTGAAATAAACTTATCTATTGGATGTCTTTCAGAAAAGGTATTATCCTTGGAGCTTATCCACTGATGCATTTTTGTAGAATAGTCTGTATCCTGCATTTTGCTTACAAAATCCTGATATGAATATCTACTTTCATAAGAAGCGTCTTTAGTCTTAATCCAACTATATAAATCTTGTAAATATTTCTCGTCCATTTTTTTTTGTTTTTATGGTGCTTGGTCTTCTGCAGGCGCAGCGATATCCATCGCTTCTTTTATTTTTTCTTCAGTTCCAAAATTAGCAGACAACCAATCGTTTAATTTATTTAATGATTCGGCAGAATTTTTCTCCCCAAACCTGTAAGATTCTATTGATACCGATGGTTTACCGGGAGAGCTAAATGTAACTTCGCTTCCTACTGCTCCTGTGGGAGTAATTGTTATGTTTAATTTTGAAAGGTTATCCTTTAGTTTTGACACAACAATTCCTTGTGATTTACCAAATACATCTGTAGGAATATTTTTAACTATATTTGAAAACTCTTTCATATAATCCCTATTAGTTGTAACTTTAGCAGGCTTGGTGCTTATCTCAAATCCTGATGCTACATCTTTTGTATTTACCGTCTTTCCCAAGTTTTTACTTGCTTCAGTTACAAGCAAATCTTCAGGTAACTGTGAAGAATTAAGAGCACCTACTAACCCATTCATTATAACCTTAGGGTCTGTTCCATATGGGAATTTAACAACTTCTCCTTTAGGGTCGGTATATGTATACCCATCTGCTGTCTTATCTAATTTAATACTATTAGCAGCAAAGAACTTACCTGCAGCCTGTACTTTATCATTATTTCCCGTAATAAAATTAGCAAGATTTTTTCCCCAAACTTTAGCTGCAGCAGCCTGTTGAATACGAGATAATTCAGGACCGGTGGGAGCCCTTTTCTCCTGAAGCTGAGCCTGAGCAGTAGGAGTTATCTTCTCCTCAATGTTATATTGAGACCTAGCTTGTCCACGAACAAACTCAGTGCTCGCCTCCATCTGCTCTTTGTTGAACTTGAAAGACTGAGCCTGTGTACTTGGGTTTATAACCTCAAGTATTGCCTCCGGATTATTCTTGGCATCATTCTCATCTTGAGTGAACCTATACTCCTTGCCATTTGAAGCAGTTCCTAACTGATCTAGCAATACAGAAGCCCTATTAAATGGATTCTCTAATGCCGCATCAATATACCCTGTCTCTGCATTGAAGAAATTATATAATACTTTCTTAGTTCCTTCGTCAATATCTGTTCTTTTGGTAATGTCCTCAACGCTTCTAATCTCTCCACCTCTAAGCAAAGTACCTGCTTTTGAATCAGCCTGAATATATTTACCTAGACCCTTAGCCCATTGAGTCGCAGCTCCCTGAACGTCATACTTGTCCCACTGACCTTCTATAAGACCCTTAACATGAGCAACACTTGATATGTCGTTAGGATTCTCGCTCATTGTATAGATATCCTTACCATCTACATTCTTTTTTTCTTTCAAAGCCATTACCACCTGACCATTTGCAGGGTTGATATAAAATCCTGACTGATTCCAATTACCATACCCCTCCGCTTTTGCCATGTTCTTAACCTCACCCAAAGAAGACTTGCCTTCTTTATATCTGTCCATCTTTTCTCCATACTTCTTCTGATAGTCAGCCACCGCTCCAAAGGCTTGGTCTGTACCATCAAGAAGGTTCTGTCTAGCAATGGTATAGTCCTTTAGCTTCATCTTGCCTGACTTCAATAGCTTGTCTTGCATCCTCATGTACTTCGAAGCATTATCAGCAAACTCAAGGGCAGCTTTCTTTGCATTCTCATCCTGTCCTGTGGGTATGTTTAAAAGCTTCTCCTGAAAATCACGAGAGGCTTGGTCTATAGCAGCTTTCTTTTCTTCACGAACTCTATCTGTTTCGGTAATCATGTCTGACATGTTCTTACCTATCTCAGCCCAATTCGTGTAACTATCCGCTTGGCGTTCTACATATTTATATCCTAATGGCATGTTATTTATTTATACGGTTATGGGGTGGTAGTATCAAAAGGGTTCTGTCTGTTACTTAGTTCAAATGGATTTAATGCTCCTGAAACAGTTCCTAATCCTGCAGGTCTTTGAACTGCTCCTACAGCAGCTTGACCCCTAGGAATACCTGCAGCATCCATATTAGCTTTTGCTGCTGACTTAGCAGATTGCTTTCCATATAAATCCAAACCTGCTCCTATTTGCTGACCGGCACTTGTAATTCCCTCAAGTCCCTGAGCTGTGGCTGCCGCTGCAGCACGCTGAGCATCTGCTGCCATTTGCTGCTGGCCTCCAACCTCTTCTAAGTCTAACTGAACACCAACATCACGAAGCCTGCTATCTTCTGCTAATTTCAACTTCTCAATATCAGTCATCTCTTGTCCCATAGCTGTCCTTATTCCTGCTTGACCCTCATTCATAGCCATTTGAACCTTACCTGCAGTTGCAGCAGCTCCTCTCTCGCTCTCTACGCCTGCTTGGATAGCCTGAGCACCCTGTGCTAGCATAGCTTCTCTTTCAAGTTCATACGGCTCCTTCTTAACTCCCATTGTATCGTAGTAGTTCTTTTCAAGCTGTTTTCTAGCTTCTGCCATTGCTGTTGCTGCGTCAGCCTGAGCTTGTTTCTGAATTTTTCTTTGATTTGCTGCTTGAACAAATGAACCCACAGTTCCTGCTACCGCTATTGCTGCTCCTGTTATTGCTGCCATATTATAAAAGTTTAATCATTTCGTTTGTATAAGAATCGCCCTTAACATAACCAAGCTCCTCATAAGTTTTAATCAGGCTTTGGTTTTTAATTAAGGCGTAAGTGTATTTGCTTCCTGACATCCTGCAAAAATCAGTTAATGACGAAATCAATAACTTTATTGCATCCTGCCTCTTTGGTTTTATATTGTAAGTTTTGCTTGATATAATCCAATCAACCCAAGCAACTTTTGAATTTGTTAGGTACATAAATCCTGCACATATAGGAGTATCTCCATCTAATACCATTACACCGCCCACGCCATCACTAGGAAGGAAGTCTCTCTGAGGAGGCTCCCATCCCCAATCCTTCCACCATCCTACTAGAATGTCATCGTAGTCTGTGGGCTTTAACTCTCTTATTATTAAATCTCCCATACATACAAAGATATTGATTTTAAGGAAAACTTTTCATAGCTTCTGACTCCACCGCAAACAATTCTATTTTGCTTGTAGAATAGTTCTGCATAGTAAACGTACAATAGTGTCCTAGCACGCCATGAGACTCAGCCACAGAGTTTTTAATATACAAAAAGAAGTTGACATCGCCCGGTATAGTAACTGTTCCCGGTATGCTGTTATCTATTGTAAGTTTGTTTATCCCTGCAGGATAGTTCACGTTTATTGCTGTAACAACCCCGGCTAATTTTGGTGTAGAGTCCAAGAAGTATAACATATCCCCCACGCTTATGATGTCTCCTATTGACACCAATGGAGATATGCTAAAATTGATAATAGTTCCCATACCTGTTACAGTCAAACTATTCCCAATACCGTTCATGCTTCTCAAGGATAGTTGACCGGATGAGTTGTTCCTTAAGAACGCAAAATACACAGCCTCTTTCTTATCAAACCAATTTGACAATAGGTAGCCGGAGTTTTGAAGGTCTGTCTCTAACTGCATATCCCAAGGGGAATCTCCCTGTAGGCTAATGGTTTTAAACAGCTTGTTCTCAAGTACAGCTTGGTTTAATACACTCTGTAATGTGGATGGAGCAAATGCGCCTGAGGGATTGCCTACCTGAACCCACCAAGGGGAATAGAAGGTATTTCTGCTTTCATTTACATTGTGTCTATATATATTCCCTCCTTTGAAAGTATATAAATAGTTGTTCATCCCAATTATATAATCGGGGTAATAAGAGTAAAAAGACACCCATCCGGTTACTCCTTCGCTGTATGTTAACGTATAACTTGCCATAATTTATATACAATTAGTAAATCCAATTGCAATTCCGTTTTGAATTTGCATTACTTTAAGTGGCGCTGCCACGTTGCTTATTAAATAAAATCCATCTGCTAATGCAAACTCTCCATTTTCATCAGTAAACACAAGGTCATAAAGACCAACGTACGAATCAGGAGCTATATGCACTTTTGCAAAATAATAAGTATTATTTTTAGCTTCTTCACAAGATATGGAAGCAGTGGCAAACATATCAGAACTTACAAATGAAGGAAGAGGTGCAGGGCAAAGTACATTTGAACTCCATGCTGTGGCTTCACACAAGCCTATAATTTTTAGATTCAATGTTGCCGCTCCCGATGTAGATTTTGGTATAACCATTTTGCATGCTCCGGGGATGGTTGGTGTTGTCTGTATTTGACCTGCTGCTACTGTTACAGACTCGGTGGTCCCTGTGTCTACAAAAGATGTACCATTCCATTGATATACAGTAACTCCTGTTAATGTGCCTCCGGTATTAAACCAAGGAGGACATGAACCTATAGCTGAGTCAAGTCCTAAGTAAGTAGCTCCTCCTACAGAACTCTGTAAAACTGCTACGTTTGAGGAACTTAATTTATTGTATTCTACTGAATTTAAAGTACCTACAATACCATCAGGTATGTTTGCAGGATTAAATGAAATTATAACTGCTCCTGTTCCACTTCCTAATCCTAAGTCAATATTATATATACCTGTTGATGCATCTGCTGATATAGGGCTTCCGCAAGGAATAGTGCAAGTACCAATTTCTGTTATTATACCATTTTGAACCCTAAAGTACTCTCCTCCTGATAATATACTTCCTGCTGCATAATAGTAAGCATCATCTAAAGGAGTCAATCCAATATTGTCGGAAAATACAAAATCATATAATCCTACAAATCCGGGAGTGTTGTAAAAAGAAGCACTATAAAATACAATATCTATAGTTTGTGCGCAAACAGTTGCTAGTGTTGCCTTAAATGAACTTGAATCAAAAGGGTCTAATACACGAGGGCATGAAACAGAAATACCCCAAGATGTACTTGGGCATACCGAAGCGACACTTAAACTTAATATTGAGGGGCTTGCTGTCCCTTTTGGTATAACCATCATGCAGTCTCCGGGAGAAACTGTGCTTGTGGAAACATCCCCTGCAGCTACACTGATTGTATCTATATATCCTGAGTCAAAAAAAGTTCCTGAACTAGCATTGTAAGAATACCTTGTCAACCCGGTATGCGGACTGCCTGAAACCAATCCACAATCCGCAGAAGTCTGACCAATAAAGGTATAGTTCCCCGGAGTTGTGCTTTGATGCAGTCCATCTAATTGAGAAGAAAATTTATTATATGGAACAGAGTTGTATGTGGCTTTTACTCCATCCGGAACACCCTCAGGATTAAACATCACAATCATAGCCCCTGTAGCAGTACCCATGTTTACATCTATATTGTAAACACCCTCGGCTGAACTAACAGTAATATCTGCATCTTCACCACAGTTAACGCTGCACGATGGGCATGTCTGCTGAGGCAATAATAGTCCTGACACCTGTTCCCTTACTATTGTCGAATCAGAATAGAATCCATTAGGAGCGAATATGGTCAATGAATCATTAGTAAAAACTGACGTTGCAGATGAAAGAGAGGGTCCGTTTATATAGTATATTGACATTTTTAATTATTTACAAAGTGCAATTACAAGAATAAAAGTAAAATTTAATTATAGGATTGCTGCATGTTGGAGTTCCTATGCTGCATATATAAGCCAACTTTATGCCTGAATCAAAAAACTGACTATCAGGATTCCCAAATTCGTCTACAAAAAACACAGTAATATCATCTCCTGTTTCATTTTCAAATCTATATTGGTTATAATCAGAATCGCAATTAATACATGTACAACAAGCATTCGCTACTGTATTTGATTTACATAAATCAATAGGAGTAGCTGTTCTTAAATCCCATATCAAATATAGATAACTTCCTGTAGATGGAACCGTAAATTCGGCATAGTTATATGTTCCTCCTCCTAATATTGGAGTAGCTGCCGTAGATGTAGATAATATTGAACTCAATCCTGCAGGATTATTCGCATACAATGTATTAGACCTAAGATATTTAAACTTGTTGCCTGCAGAAAAAGTAAACGTATCCGTAGAAAATTGATTACTAATCAAACTCATTGTGCTTCCTCCTTGAGGGAACGCTCCTGTGCCCACAAAACCTGTGGTTATATTGTATAATGAAGCCCAAGGAACAGAAGCCCCTCCTGCACTCATTATAACATAACTAGATTGGAGTGGAGAGGTAAATGCTCCATCTACAAATCTATACTGCGTATGGATGGTTTTACCAACATCAGAGTCGTTTGTTATTACAACCTGAACTACATTTAACGATTCGGCATTACAGCAATCAGCAAGCACATTCAATACCATTGTGCCTGAATAATTTATTGTAATTGTAGCAGTCTCTACAAGTATCACATTCTTATTAAAATTCAATACGCCTGCTATATCTGTCGGACCGGACGTGTAAAAGTCTCCATTATAATCAACGCTTATCGTAAAGCTCCCTCCTTCAGATATAGATGACACCGTCCAGCTCACATCAGTATATCCAACTGTAGGACCCAAATCAACGCAATAAACAATCTCATCCGGCTCTTCAGTAAGATTTGATAATGTAAATGTTTGAGAAATACCACAGTTTAAGCATTGTGGATTGTATGGAAGAATCTCGTCATTTGTGGAAAACACATACTCGTTCATGTATGGGTCAAATCCTCCAATCTTTTGAGTATTGAAAGATACATTAAACTCATCTCTAAACCATGTCCTCATGCCGCTCTCTGATATTACCTTAAGCTGCTCATTTGAGTATGAGTCTCCAATCAACTGAAGCACAACACCTCTCTTTACGTCTGTAAAGAATCTATTGAATCCCCAATGAACATAACTCTCAGGGTTAAAACTGATACCATACTTCTCTGTTCTAGCAATCTGAGTTCCTAATACCTCAGGCACAGATGTAATCGCTCCTCCTGCTGCAGAATCTGATAGCAAGTTTTTACCTGCTAGCACATAGGATATCTTATCTTCCTGCAGAACAAGAACGTCAGTCTCCCTTCCATCCATCATGTATATTGGACCGAAAGAAGTCTCTAATGTCTTGTAGTCTAACAAGCCTAAATTAAACTCATTTAGCTTGTTCAGATTGGACTCTGCATTGTAAACGCCGCTATATGTTATATCAGCAAATCTGTCCGCCTCCTTATAGTTCTGAGCGGATACAGAAGTAACTCTTTCTCCTAATGTGAAATATCTTCCAATCAAAGAGTCTCTTACCTTATAGCTCTCTACACCATTTCCAAAAGCAAAGCAATTGAAAAATTTAGTATCAACTATAGCAGGGATACCTAATGCAATGTCTTGGTCTTGAACATTACCTGTGTGGTTTCCATTTCCATCTATTGCAAATGATAAGTTATTTTCAAAAAACACATCAGGCAAAGCATCAGTAGGAAGCGTCTCAAATACTATTGTATCTATTGCACGAAAGACAGTAATGTCTCCTATTGCACAATACTTTCTAGAGTTAGGATAGTTGTTTCCATTACAACTTCTTCCTGTTCCGGATTGCAATACTAAGTAGTTTGTTACAGGGTCTCTATAAAACTGAATATAGCATATATTAAAATCAAAAGTATTCAGTTGGGTATTGCTAGGGTTTGGTAAGTATTGAATGCTTGTAACTCCATCTAACGATGTACCTGAAGTTAAGGTAGCTTCTATATTATCCCCAACAAACCAATCTTTCATATTGGCATAGTTATTAGTAGATACAAAATCTTTATGAAAAACATAACCTCTTTGTTCACAAGAATTATTAACTCCCACTCTAAGCCAATCGAGATTAAAAACTATTCTACTACCTGCAGGAACGGTATAATCCTCATATTGCCATGAAGGGTTAGCAGGGTCATATCCTGCTCCCCTATATATGCTTACCGGATAACTTAAATATGCATAATTTTCTCCGGAAGGAGCACACTGTTCTTGTCTTCCAAGAGCAACCGTAGACTCAGGGTCTACAGCAGCAGAAAAGCTGTTGGGGTTTATTTTCATATAAACTCCTGCAGGAACAGTAACACCACCTAAATCAATAAATCCTGAAGCCTGAACTTCTTTTGCAAGAACAGTTGCATAGGCACAATTTGGCGTTGGACCGGACGCATCAGCTTTTACAATCAATCTATCTCCAACCTCTATCTTTCTAGTGTTTTCTCCTTCAAGATAAAACCAAACGTCATTAGTTTGTGGGTCTGCAAAAAACAAATTAGAGTATATTGTCTCATAGTTCTCTGCATCAGGCTTTATAACAAACTTATATCTTTTAGCCCAAGCCGGAGGAAGCTGAAACGAAGGTATTACAACTTGAATACTATTTTTGTTTGGAGAATATCCGCAAGGCACAAATACTGTATTGTTTTGGCTTACTAATGCGGTTGTAGACCTATTAAATTCATCCATATAAACAATACCAATCTCATATCCTCTATTGCTATGCAAACTCTGTGGTGTTGCTATTTCTTGAAAATTCGCTTCAGCAAGTGTGATTGAATAATATTCAAAAAGAAATCCTGTAGGAGTAGTTACATTATCTACATATTTCATTGCTATAAGACCTATTCCTATAGAACTACTTCCGGGACTTGTTTGTATATACAATGGCTGAGGATATGCGCTCCTTCCACTAGCTACTTTTTGATATGTGCCTAATATGTTTGGTATAATACAGTTCATTGAATCCGTAAACGTAGTTCCATCGCAAGATGTTTCTGTTCCGGGAACCGCAGAGTATACAGGCTTTATATTTGATACAGTACCAATAGCTTGCTGAAACTCAGGACTACTAGCCATCTCGTAAACAGAGGCGTAGTTAGTAGTTAAAAAGAAAGCAAAGTTTATTGTTGTAGAGCCTGTAATCTCTGTAGGTGCTGATAAACTTCCGGTAAATGCATTGTGAACAAATGTCAAATCTAAACTAATAGATGAACCCGAAGTCAAAGCTATGCCTGTCAAATCCATTGAAACAAGTGCATTGGGAATTGTAATAGGAACATCAATAGTATATCCTGCACTTGTAGTAGAAACAGGTATAGTAGAAGACCCAATGGTCTCTGTTATTAAATTTGTGCTATACTCTAATTTTATTGGCGTTCCGTTCTTATCTATTAAGTTGTAACCTTCAACGTAGTTTCCATACATCAATCTATTGCCCATTATAGTTTGAGCCTTTGCAAATCTTGGTACGTTGTCATAAAGCCTAAGTATCTCTGACTCAGGAAGTATTGTGAATATCTTGCTATTTGTAAAGGTGTAGTCATAATTCGTGTTATTAGCAAGACCTAAGTTTGCTTTGTCAAGCTTCTCAATAACCTTTATTATGTTATTGGCTGACTGTTTAAATAACAGGTCAACACCAACTACAAGTGGTCCACCTGAGTTGTATGTTATTATTGCAGTGTTGCAAAAGTTAACCATACCCTCATTTAGCATACTGCTTGAGCTAAAGCTAAATGGATTTGGAACAAAAGACACCTGAGACCATTGAGACGTAGCTGAATACTCTCCGTCAACGTATCTGTATCTATAAGCAAAGCAGATAAATCTAGTATCCATGAAGTTCTCCTGTCCGCTAGTAACAACCGGAAGTACGGTAGGAGATTGAGTAGGTGGTTTTTTTATAACTAGTAACTGCTCTGCTGTTATTTGGTCTATACCACCAACAGGATTTGGATAGTTCCTATTGGTGTTTATATATCTAGGTGGGTTGCAGTCGTCTGTAAAAAACAGAAGGTCATTTATAATATTAACCCCTGTTATAAGATAAGTCTTATTGAAATCAAGTGTAGTAGAAATACCTGAGCCGTCATCCATGCTAATCACGTTATACGTTAGTATGTTTGTAAGAACATTAAAAGATAGAATCAAGTCGATCTTGCCTGTGTCTCCATCCGGAAAAGCTTCATCATGAACAAACCAATATATAGTCTCATTAGCACTGTCTTCTATAGCTCCAATACACTTTGCTTGAGAACTAAGTTGGGTTCCATTGTAAGCTAGTTTAGTAAGGGCAAGGTTCCCCTTTGAGTTCTCTATCACACCTACCTCAGACTTCTCTGTATCCCCCATCCTTACGTTCATAGCATCTATATACTCACCTTCAGGCAATAAGCGTTGGTCTACAAGCTTATTCATTCTTCCTGCTATAAAATTCCTTGAAAACTTTGCCATGTTATTTTATTATCTTGTCCATTCCTCTTAAGTTCATTAAGAGTCTTCCGGGATGAATATTGCTGATTCTTATCTTAGCATTTCTCAACAGAGCCTGCCTTTCTTTTCTTGCCCTATTGATGATATACTCCTGAACACCAAATTTAGAATTTAATATCTCAAATTTGATTGCTGCGTAGATATATTGTTCAAATAATTTATTAACCTTTATTTGCGAGGTATCCCCATTCTCCATACCATCAGATACATACTCAAGAATACATATTTGCCCTGACATTGTTGAGTCAAAGTTTATGACGCCTGTTCTTTTATCTATGTTGAATGTTGGATTAAAATTGGCAGTCTCTGTATTCAGTCCGATAGCAGCTCCAATGTTGTACTGAAAATACCACATCCCATCTATATCCCAACCATACTGCCCATTGAATTGGCTGCCCTGATTAAGGTATATGCTTTTCTTGGTTTTATTAAGTCTCTGATAATCTATAGTTGAGTTGTGCGGTTGCAGTATACCTCCGTTTTGGTCAAATAGAATCATCCCTTGGTTGTCTTGAAGATAGGCGTTAGACGAGAGTGTTTGGATATTCTCTGTCAATGGTCTAAGCCATCCGTCCTTATAAAGAGATATTCTAACCCAATTCACATAGTCTGAAGGAAGGATGTATATCAAGGACTCCGGAACACTTAGCTCTAACGCTTTTATTTCTTTAAAGGCGTCATAGTTCAGTTCCTGTATTGCACGCTTTGCGTGGAACAGAATCTTATAACGCTCCTCGTTATTTACCAACGAGTGGTTTCCCGAATACATCAACAGGAAGTTGTTGACAACATCCTCAAGGCTAACGTACTGATACGAACCCCAATTAACATCCGTAGGGGTAGTGCCATTATTATTGTAATACTCGTATTGTGAGATATATGCCATGTTTTATTATTTTTATTGTTGCATGCTGAATGTTGGCTGCTCGTGTTGTTGCTGAGCTGTTCCAAATTGAGAAACTTCAATCTCACGAATAACAATACCACAGTATTCAAGAATCTTTGTTACTAATTTATATCCATCCTCAGTAGGAAGCTCAAAGTCTTGGTAGTCAGATTGAGATTGGTCAAACACCGGTTCACCTCCTGAAAGGCTTATGTACGTCCATTTTGGAGGTTTGGGATACCTAAAGTAATCTGCTCTAACAGCACCATACCCTTGTATAGAAGTTGGGTATAAAGCCATAAAATCACCTATATTGGTATAGGCAGGGTATATTAAAGATGGAGCTGTAAGCAGCGAATTTGCCAACAATAATATCTTATTATTGCTTACCTTTTCTGCTTCAGAATAAGCGGTTCCTGAATAAATAGAGTATGGCTCTGAACCACCAACGTCTTGGAATATATCTTCGCTTATTGCAAGTGTATCTACACCGGTTACAGCTAAAACTGTAGCACTTTGATATGTGCTTGTATTTACAATTATATCTCCTGCACTTATTCCTGAAACTTGGAAATCAACACTAGTATCTAATAAGCCATAAGGTATTGGAGTGTCAGATGTTCCTGAAAGCAAGAGCGTCTTGTAAACAATCACCTTGTTAATCATGTAAGCATTATTACCAACGGTAATCTCAGAAGGCATATAGAAACTATTAGTAGGAAAACTATTAGGCGTAATCTTTGGAACCAAAAAGTCGCTCATTATGAAGTATTCCATTATCTCTGCCAATGGCTTTGATATATCTGCATAGTCAGAACCGGAGCTTCTCATGTTCTCAGCATTCATGGTCTTATTGTAATTGCTGTAGTATTCCTCATAAAGCTCCATTTGAGCGTTCTTTGCAAGCAAGTTAAAATCTGATGGGGAAATGTAACCATAGTTATTTTTATTAAGTATGGTCAAGACTGAGTTTCTTACCTCGTTTATCATCTGTAGATTTTTTACAAATATACAAAAAAAAGAGGGCACAATTTTGTACCCTCCATTAATCATCATCAAACACAGTATACACAAAACTATCCTAAAATTGCCTCTAGCATTTTCAGAGAGTCAATGCCTTCATCGCTCTTTAAAAAGTGAACGACTGATTCTTCAGGCTCATCTCCGAATGGTACTGACAACATTTTTTTCTTGTTGGTACTTGTATTAAACCAAACCTCTTTGTCATTGTTTCGTAAAACTAATAACTTTTTTTCAAAAAACAAACTAACCTTGCCTTGAAATTTTAATTCAGGGTCATTTAGTATGCTTAAGAAGTCTCTTGGTTGTTGTTTAGCATAAATTAAAATATCTCTTTTTAATTCAGCAGTTGATATTATTGATGGGTCTTTGCCAAACATTACTCTTGTAAGCATCTCAACTTGTTCGATACTAAGCTGACGAGCTTCTACTAATGCTTCTACCTCATAATTCAATTCCTCCACTTCAGCAGCAGCATCTTTTTCTTTATCTACTTCTGCAAACACATTCCCATTTAATGGGTGATAATGCAAAAATGCCTGTAAAACAGGGTTTGACTTTGGTACTCTTAAAAGACCATCTTCAAAAATCACCGGTTCTAATAAAGCATTGCCATCCTGCTCATCCTCAAAAGGAGACTTTTGATTTGTAGCATATCTAAGAGCGCGGTTAACATTGTTCTTCTCATCATACCACATAAGAGGAAATCTCGCGTGGTTTCTTGATGCCAATGTATAAGAGAGAGGGTTTCCTATTTTTAATCTATAAACCTTATCGGTTGGTACTGTTGTTGCCATTTTAATTTAATTTTAATTTGATTTAATTTAATAAAAAGAAGCAGGGGATTTTAATGCCCCCTGCTTTATTCTTAACTTTTCTACTATCCAAAACGGAATAATACGAAGTTGTTTGCACCTAAGGTACATACGCAACGCTCAGAAAGGAAGTTGACCTCCATTGCATCCAAGTCGCTCGTTTGAGCACCTCCGGCAGAACCTGTAATCCAAGTCTTGTATCTGCGGTCTTCAGCCTCAGACGCTCTGTAACGAACGTGAAGGAAAGGACGCTTAGCATTCTTGCCCATAATTTGGTCATACACTGAAGTAGAACCGGCAGGAACTAAAAGACCTGTGATTGTACCTGTTGCAGAAGCAACTGTTTGGTTCAAACCACCGCGCATAGTTGGGTCGTTTAGGTATTTCCAATCAGACTTGTAGAAGTCATAACCTCTACGGAATCCTGTGAATCCTAAGTTCAACGCCATGTTCACATCATTGTCGAACAAACCATAAGAAGCACCACCTGAAGCACTTCCTCCGTTGTATCCGTTCAATGTAGCTAACATATTGTCGATGTCAAAAGACAATCCACGATTTACAAATACTACGTTTTCTTCGATAGCACCTTGCTTATCTAAACGAGATACGATTGTATCCCAATCAGAAAGAGCTGTAGGAGTACCACCACCCCATACGTTACCACGATTGTTTACAACGTAGAAGATACCTTCAGACCCTTTGAATCCTGCTGCAGCAGCACCACTACCTGAACCTACCGGAACAGCTTCAATCATAGCAGTTTCAAGATAATCTTCAAAACGAAGACGAGTCTCGTGCTCTGACTTTAAATACCAAAGGTATCCTGTAGCACCATTTTCAGTTGTTACTTCAACCCATCCAATCTGAGCCATATCAGAACCGTTCACAGCATACTTGTCCTTGATAATGATTGGAGAGTTAGAGAAGATATCATCTTCTGCTTCTAAAGAACCAACCATCCCGTTAGTTCCTTTTTTAAACTCAGAACCATAGATGAATACTGTACACTGAACAGAAACAGCAAAAGCCTGTCCACCTGCTTCGTAAAAAGCAACGGTAAAGGTTGTTGCAGTAGGTACAGCAGTAACGATTGCTTTGTTGAAAACACCTGCAGTTCCACCTGATGTAGCATTTGTCTGAATCATTACAGTCTGTCCTACACGAATTGCAATGTAGTTAGGCGATGTAAGGTCCCCATCAGCTACAGTGAAAGTTGCTGTTGGAGAACCTGCAGCAGCAGCAGATGTAACTTGAGTGTACTTGATATGCAAACGACCTTGTTCTGCCCATTTAATTTGGTCAGAATTAGAAGGCATTTCAGCACCTACCATTCTTAAGAATGAAGCTACTGTTCTATTACCATAACGCTCAAATTCTTTCTCATAAGTATCAGGAAGATACTGATTCAAGAAGTTGAAACTAGTAATATAATTTGTTGATAAAGCGACTTGCTCGGCTGACGGTTGCAGCGAATACGAGGGAGTCGATAATAAAGCACTTGCCATTTTTTTTAATTTTTAAATTGTTTTAAATACGTTTCATACTGCGGATTTTCAAGCCCTTGCCTGAATCAGGGTTTACCGCCTTCACCTGCATTCCTCCTGCTTGTTTTGAAACTTCAGGCGCTCTACGTTCAGACATATTCACGTTTTTCATTTTACGCGTTACGTCATCAGTGGCATCCGATAGTCCCTGTTCGTAAAAGAACTTTGCAAACTTATCAGGATTCATTGCAATAGCTAATGACTTGTGATATCCTACTGCGTCTTTTATAAGACCATTGTCATCCAAAAACTTATTTATAAAGTTTTGTGGTGTTGACTGAGCCTTTTTTAACTCAGAAGAATCTCCGGGATTAAACGCAATTTTCTTGTCATTAACATTAAACTCAAAACCTTTGAACTCTTTGCTAAAAACCTCATCTGTCTTTTGGTCAAACCATTGACGCTTGCGATTGTTCTCCTCGTTTATAGTCTTCGCCTGTTTTACATATTCTCGATAAGACTCGTACTCTTCTTTTTCCTCGTTGGAAAGTCCTGCCGGGCTTGACTCAAGTGGCAGTTTGTATTTTTCCTTTTGAGTATTAAAGAATTTCTTAGCTTCGTTAATAGTCTTTTTTCTTTCAATTTTTATCTTCTTAATCTTTGACTCGTCATCTATATCCTCATCATACCTAAAATCCTCCATCAAAGACTCTATATCTTCACTGTCTAATCCTTCTTGGGTTGCAGACAGGTATTCTTTTAAAAGCAATTCTGAGTCCATTGAATCAAAATCCTTCTTTAGTTTAAGGAAGTCATCAATCCCGCGTCCTGTTTCTTTCTTATACTTTAAAAAAGAAGCTACGTCCTCAGGAAGCTCTTCAGCTTCTTTACGCTCAGAAACCAACTCATCAAAAGAATTAATCTGTTTATTATATCTTTTACCAATATATGAAAGAACTTTTTGCTCGTCTAAATCTTCTTCTTCAACTTGCACTTCCTCAGGTTTGCTTTCCTCTACAATCTCAACCTGCTCAGGTTCATTTGTTCTAGACAAGTCTACCTTTAAAATACTATTTGTTTCTTTTTCGTGCTTTTCAAGCAACTCTTGTTCTACTTGAGCAACACCTTTTTCTTCGGCTCCATTTAAAGCTCTTACTTTTATTTCCATTTTATTAGATTTGATTTATTACAAAATTATGAAAAAATTATTACATTTTTATCGAGGCTCAAATTCTGCTAAATCAAACCCATCTAAACTGTCTTCATTAGACTCAAAGTTCAATGGAGGAAGGTTATTCTTCCGTTGGTTTATAAGTTTTGACTGCTCAGTATTCTGTTGACTAATCCTCTTTGCTTTAGCGTCTTCTTTTGTTTGCTCTCTTTGAGACAACGTGCCATTTTGCATTTGAGCCAACTGCATATTATAAGCAAACTCTCTCTCCATCAGCATAATCTTAAGCTCCGCCTCCTTCTCAAGTTTCTGAGTGTCAAGCTGAATCTCTAACTGCTTAAGCTGCATTTTTCCTTGCAACTCTCCCTGCATTTTTTGCATAGCTGTATCTGAAGCCATCTGTTGAGACTGCATCTGCTGCTGAGCAGTTATAGCTTGCTTCTGCATAGCCATCTTCTCCTCTCTGTCATTCTTCTTAACCCTCTTCAGTTTCAATAACTGATTGGCTAACTTGAGGTTTCTCAACTCTCTGATGTCAATAGCATCCTCAAGATTTATATCTCCTTTAGATAAAGCCATTTGAATGTTCTGCTCAAGCTGTGCTTTTTGTTCTTCATCAGGAGCAACCTCTATAAAAATGCCAAAGTCATATATATACAAATCTTTTATCTCTTCTAATATACCAACATTATACTTACCAATCTGATTCACAAAAACCTCCTTAAAATCAGCATACTCTAATATGTCAGATATCCTATAAGTCAATGCCTCTGCTAATGTTCTATAGATAAACAACCCCGAGTCAAGTATATGCCTAGTTGCGGTATTGGAGTTTAAAGCGGCTAATTTTTGAATCCCAACTAAAGAGTTGGGGTCGGGAGTTGAACCATCTCTAGCTTCATTTAGTCCGGTTACAGACCTAATCATATCTAAATAATGATTATAGTTTGCAAGAAGCATTTGTGTTTTAGATACACCTGAATTAGATGTTAACTGAGTTATAGGAATTTTTGCATTATTAAAATCTCCATCTCCTGTAAAGCTACGACCTATAACACTACCTGTTTGGAAGTAAAGCCTTAACGCATCCTCAGGATTGTAGGCGTTGCCTGTACCCAAGTCAACCTCATTCAGCCCATCGGCATCTATAAATACACCATCAGGTACAACTCTGTTAATAACCTGCTGTAGCTTTAAGTGTGTAATCTGAATCAAATCAGCAAAAGGAATCATCCTTCTAACTAGCGACTCGATAATACCCTTGTACATACGAGGAGCGCATGCAACATAGTTTGGTATTGCATACTGAGCTGCTGATTTAGGACGAACCATATTCTGAGACAAATCCCACTTTAAAAGGATATTTGTTCCCATAATCATCACGCCCTCATACCATACGTCAATAGTTTTCTCTATCTTCTCAAAATTACCCTCCTCCATCATCTCAGTTGGAGGATTGAAAGTGTCATCCTTTTCTATAACCCTGCTACCACCGTTCTCAAGAATCTTCTTCTTATATACAATCTTTTTGGTAGTCTTATAGTTGAAGTACATCACTGTTGCTGTATCGCGAAAGAACATGTCGTTCTGATAAAACTGAGCAACATTATAGTAGTCATACCAAGAGTTGCTGTACTGAGATATCTCCTGCAAGTTCTCTCTTGTAAGTGTCGGGTCAATCTTCAGCAATTCCGTTAATGGAATGGTTTTAATCTCTCCCCAATAGAAACAATCTTTAAAGAAAGGGTCTTCAGTATAGCTATATACAATATTAGCAGGGTCTACATAGGATATTTTAACGCCAGCACCCGGCAAGAACTCATGTTTGGCTACAGATATACCAATAACCGTAGCGTCATAGTCAAGCCTTTTTCTTATCTCGTCATATTTGTTGGAGTCAAAAATAGTATTAATAGCTTCTTCTTCAGCTATCTCAATGGCAGGCTTGTACATAATCTGCATGTGCAACTGCAACTCCTCATCATTTGTCGGTAACTTATCAGGCTCCATCATAAATGGATTAACGCCACCCTTCTCTGCTATCTTTGTCAATACTTCTTTACCTGCCATTTGAGTCTCGACCATCTCCTGATACTCGCTTCTCTTTCCTTGAGATATTGCATCCTGAGCATAAGCCTTAACCTTGAATAGCCTCTCGGACATTCCGTTAACAACAATATCAACAAACTTTGGTAAGATGGGTACAGGAGTCCAATCTAGATTTAAGTAAGAAAGGTCTCCATCAATAGCTAATTCATTTTTATACTTGGCAATAGATTGCTCGCCTCTTGCATATAGCCTAAGCCTATGGAACTCTCTCCATTGTCCGTAGTATCTACAGGTATTCCCATCCTTTCTAAACCATTCATATTGTATGGCTTGACCAACCTGTAGTCCATATCCGTCAGATGCCTTTTCAGCATCGGTAGCCATTTGGGTTGGGAAAGTTGTAGAAGTTACGTCTATTAATATATTTTTCATTGTATTAATTGGCTTAAGTTACCATCCTGTTTATACCTTGCGAAGTTAATACTAATTTTTGATTCTTTTTTTTCAGGCATATATAAGTGTTTCTGATTTGCCATTATTGCTAAGCCCGAACTTATAGAGGCATCAAACTTTGTTCTATCGTTAATATCAAATTTTGCCCAATCTTCAAGCGTCCTCATAAATGGCATTGTACCCATCTCCTCCGGGTCTCTATACTTTGCCTCTAAATCCAACCCTACATACTTCTCAATGTAAGACTCTATTGCAGCAGCATGCGCTTGCCTAACGTCCTCGGAAGAGTTTGGAATACCACCCAACTCTCTCTCTGTCTTTGACAACTTTGAATACTGCTTGTCGGGTCTGTTTAAACAGAACCCTCTGTATCCCCTGTTCTTAAAATGGTATAAAAGCCTTGGCTTATTATTCTCTATAAGTATAGGCATCCCAAAAAACACACAAGCCATAAGCACTTCTTCAAAGAATATCTCTGCCGTTTGAGGGCGAGAAATGTATTCTAAGAAAAACTCATTGACCGGAGCCTCGTCCATGTGGAACTTGGTTAACCCATGCAGAGCCCCATTGGAGCCCCTGCCATCTACCACTGCAGATATATCATAGGAATCGCATCCAAATGAGCCTATATGCTCGTTGCCCGGATACTTAATACCTAATCTTGTGTGAACATTATTTTGCAAATGCTTCTGTGGGAACCAACTCACATAGAACCTTCCGTTCTTATCCGGAGACCATATTACCGTACTATCTTTTATCCCGTCCTTCCATTGAAAAGACCCGCGAGTAACATAATGCTCCTTAATCATTGAGTCGTTATAGTCGATCTGATGGTATATCTTGGTAAGATTAAATAATGCTTGTTTACTCTCATCTCTGAACGCATGCGACTCTGTTCTTGGGAACTGACGATAAAATTCATTTAGTGCGTCAGAATCGCTCTTTAATGAGTCAACCTCTGCCTCCCAATAGTCTATAGCCCCATTTACTATCCATCCTCCATCTACTCCTCCAACACGCTCTTTAGGCTTTCTGAATACAGGCATACCATACCTATCAATAAAACCCTCCATGTTCCACTCCATTGGAATAAACAATGAGTATAGCCCTGATTTTGTTTGTCCATTGGCGTTCCTAGATGACAACCTTGAAGACTCATATAGACTCTTAAAGTTATCACCTCCCTTGCTAAGTGCGTTTGAGGTAGAACCCATCATACACTTGCCAATAATCTTGCTACCCAACCTAAGACATGTCTTCGTTACACGCCAATTATTCAATATATTATTTGGCTTAACCCATTTTCCACTCTCGTCATGAGCCAAGAACAATAGCTTTTCTCCATCATAAGAGTTCTCTTCTGTATTCTTCCAATCTATTGTAGTGTCTAACCCATCAATCTCCTCTGCCTCCTTCGTGTACATATTCTTCTTGGTAATCTTAGAGGCAGGTATCCTAAAGGCTAACTCAGTCTTAGGTTTGTCCATACCATCCATGATTGGTCTGAAGAAGAAAGGCAGCCTATTGTTTATTGGGACGACCTTATCTGTAAACATCTTCTTGGCATCAGCACCGGTCTTTGATAAGATACCAATCCTAGCATCCCTAGCGAGCGTACCTATGTTTATACACTCTGATGATGACATGAACGAGAACCCCGACCTTCTTATCTTTAGGTATATCATACCAAAAGCTCTAGGGTCTGCCTTGCATGCCTCCCAAAAGATAAAGTATATCCTATTAGCCTCCCTGAAATCGGGATAGCCAACGTCAATGCTAGACCATTGTAGATACATCCAATGGGAACCGGTCATATAGGTAGGGTCTCCATTGTTCATAAACCAAAAACCTTGCTCCCTATAATCAAACTGCTGTTCAATATAGTCAACATGGTTATTTTTAAACTGAACCGGCATTTCATTCCAATGGAATATCGATTGTATCTTACCTAACTCTCTTGGCAAGTCTTGCCTTTCCCAATACTGCTCCGCTCTAGAGTTGCTTCTTTTATAGCAGTCCTCCGGAGTGGCAGGCAAAGCTATTACTAGTCCTGATATAGTTATAATGTCTCCTATCTGACCGGTCTTTGAGATGACCACCATGTCGTACTTGTCATTATACCCATATACCCATGACCTTATCCTATTCTTGTTTGAAACAACAATAGGTGGCACATAGTCTTCTAGTACTCTGTATAGTTCGTTATTTAGACCTTCTTTCTGCAAATCCTTGTTTTGTTTCTGTTTTACTTACCCCTCTATCAATAGCGTCTAGGTTTTCTTTTTCTACTTCTATTCTGCTGAGAATCTCAAATGCGTCAAATATGGCTAGCTTTTTTGTAGCTGCAGCATTCTTTAACTTATCTGCAGACAAATCCCCTCCGTCATCATCAGGGTTCAATATCCGCTCCTCAGCAACTTTAATAAGCTCTGCCACCGCCCTATGACCGGCAGCTATTATCTTTAATTTTGTTTCTTTACTCATTTTTCTTTTTTAAAAATATAACCTGTATCAATCTTGCACTATCTCCTTCTCCAAAGTTTTCAAATATATTTCTTGAATGAGGCAAATTTGATTCAAATGCAATCACACGATTTAACTTAGCATATATTTTACATAATGGATTATCGTCATCATCATATATAGTGGTTCCATCATCTTTCGGGTGTATTTCATTAAGATACAATATGCAAGTTACATCTCCCATCATATCGTCCTTATGTATGAAGTTTGGTTCTATTTGACCTAACGGAGACTTCCTAGCAAAATTGTAGTTGATGTTATATTCAGGAAATAAATTCAATATAAATTTTGCAAACTCATCATTGTTATCTCTTGATTGAAGATTCTTAAATACATTGTCTCCATCAGGAAAGTCATCAAACTCTCCATTTAGAATATCATCTACATACTCTTTTATGTTATACACTACATTGTCTAATGTATATAAAATCATAGCTTTATTGTTATTTGATGGTCATATATCCTATATAACTTCTCTCCATCCACCTCAAACTCGTACTCGCTATCCGGGGTAAAGCATACACTGTCTCCTTCCCTTATGCCAATATTAAATAAGTAGGTATTAGGATACTTCATTATCCCCATTAACGGTTCCTCAGAGAATGGCTTTTTAATATAAGACTCTGTTGCAGGGATTGGCTTTACAAAGCAGTACCTGTCGTAGGCATTCCACTTGCCTCCCTTCTTATATAAGAAAAACTGCTCTTCATCAATGAAAAACAAGTCATCCTTAAAGAAGCTCTTCCCACTCTTTTGCCTACCCCTCATATCATTGTAGAACTTAAATACATTGTGGTGAACCAAAAGGATGTCTCCCTTTGATATCGGTCCATTGTATCCCAATGGCAACTCTATAACTTCTGCTTGTCTGTTTGAAAATTTATGGTCTTCTTCTGAAGTGCTGACGATGATTTCTTTTCCTGAAATATCTCTTGTATTATCGTATCTCTTCCCATTTAGGGATTTTACTATAAAATAGAATGGAGACCTCATTAGTAATTTATATTAAATTCGATTGAAATTGGAATGGTAGCATTAAATTGCTTCCATAAAACTATCTCTTTTTTTTCATTTATTATATAAATTAATATAGAATTTGTTTCTACATCATGTTTTATAAGGTGTATCTCATTAGACTCACCAAGAATCTTTTGCCCTACAATGTAGTGCATCGCTCCGTTTTTATAGTCCGGTCCTATTGATATTTTTCTAATGTCCATATTATCCTGTATAGTTTAAGTACTGTGCATCTTCAGGAATAGCATCGCTTGATATATCAAACAAGTCAGGGTACTCTACTATGCTCGGATGGTCTTGTAAAGGAAGAACCCAATTAGTTGTTATAACTACAGTATAACTTTCAGTGCCTACAGTATTAGTTTGTCTTATATGCTCCATTAGCTTGTAAAATATTGAACGGTGATATTTGCGAATCTATAAGCTGCCGATGAAGTACAGTTAAGGAATAATTCATAACCTGTATCCGTAGGATTTATTCTAAACATTGCCCTGTTAAAGTTGGCGTTACTTGCAGATGCAGATGTTGTTATCTGTCCTGAAGCATATCCTAATATGTCATTTGCTGCACCAAGACCTGTCTGCTCAACAGGATTAGGCGCGCCTGAAGGAAGTGCCATTGTAACTTGTGTCAATGCTGCACCTGCTGTCCCATATAATAATGTAACATTCATTGTAACCAAATTTCCTACTTGTGTCCAATTATAAGTGTGATTTGTTGTCCCTGATGGGGCAGTTGTGCCTGTCCAAGTTATTGTACCTGAATATGTCTGTAATCCACTTGTTCTAAAAGTTTGTGCAGTCATGTTAGCAGTGGCATTTGTATTGTTCGCCAACATGGTATATGCCGCCTGAGACAAATTAGCTTTAGCTGCTATCTGAGTTTGTATAGCACTTGTTACACCCTTAACATAAGATAACTCTGTAAGACTTGGATAGGTTGCAACAGCTAACGATTGAATATTGCCACTACCATCTAAAGCAAGTAATTGAGAAGCAGTTAGAGAACTTAATATAGGTGAAGTAGAGAACGTCTTAGCTCCTGCTATTGTCTGTGCTCCTGTTGTTATAACACCTCTTGCTGTAGCAGATGCACTAGGAAGGTTTAATGTATGCGTAGTTCCTGTTGAAGAAACTGCAAAATCAGTTCCACTTGTGCCTGCAACTATTGTTTGAGCAGCACCTGTAAGAGAATTAATTGCAGTGATACCTGTACCTGCCATTATACCTGCTTGTTGTGTAACAGTAAATATTGCAGAAGCAGTAGATGGTGGTGGGCTACCTGCTGCAATGAATGGCATAGTTACTTGAGTACTTGTTGCACTCCATACCAACTCATAATATTCATTTCCAATAACGTCTAACAAATAATTCCAAGAAGGTAATACATGCCCATTAATACCCCCATGTTTTGCTACTACAGCAACAAATCCTGCTGAACCTGCTACATCTACACCACCTTTTCTTAACCAAATTGTTACATCATGCTCTTGGTTATCACTATTCTCAAGCTGAACACTAAATTGTAAGTTATATATTCCTGTATTAGCAAACGTAATACGAGAATCACTAACCACTGTAACTCCATTGCTTAGGTCTAATGTCCTAAATTTAATTGGATAACCTGTATTAATTGTTGCAACAGTTTGAGTTAACACATCTTGATACATTGCATAATATCCTGTGGGTGTAGCAGCAGTGTTTGTTCCCCATTTAAGACCTGTTGATGTTGTACTATCTGCTAATAGCACTTGTGTATCAAGTCCTACAGGAAGTCTTGTATCTACCGTAGAATAAGTATATAAATCACCTTTGGTTGTAAGAGGAGAAGAGCCTGCACTTATTGTTATGTTTCCCTCATCATCTGCAAAGTTTCCATTTACTGACAGTGCTAATGTGCCACTTATATCTTTTGGTAAATACAAGTTATTACTAATACCATAAGCAGAATTGTCTCTAAATATTAATCTTGTTTGAAAAAAACTAATAGGATTTAAAGGGTCATATACGAATCTTGCAAATTCGTCAATATATGTCATTAAACTCTTAGAAGTATATTGATACGGAAGTGATGACTGTTGCAGTTTTTGTTCTAAAACAAATCCACTAGTGCTAACTAAAGCCTTATTCGTATCTCGTTCAGCAATATTTAATGGATTAATATTAAAATCATAATAACAATAAAATGTACCACCCTCCATAAATGAAGATAACAAAGAACCATCTGAAAGAACATAATTTAAAGCTGAATAATTATACGCATGTGTCGTTGTATTCGCGCTTCCATCATCATTTACATGAGTAAACTCAATATATTTTGATTTAATATTTAGATTATATGGATTTGTTGCAAGAATATCAATGCTATCCATGAAAATATCATAGGAGTTCAATGTTAAGTTAGCACTAGTTTGAAGCGCATCCCCCGGGTCTGTACCGGTTAAAGTGTTTCCTATATCAACTACCTCTTGAAGATTTTGAGCTCCTGTAGGAATTGTTTGTCTGCTAAGAATACCACTAGCATCAGCCACTACCATTTCTGTACCTGTACCTGATAATGTAGATATTGTTGTATTAGGTATTGACGTATCAACTTTTACAAAATAATTTGTGTCTCCTAGGTAATACTGATTATTTGCAAAATCTAAATATATACCTATATCAGTACTTGCATATCTTGTTTTTAAAATGCTACTTGCAGTATCATTAACTAAATAGCTGTCGTCAAATGTTCCTGCATTATTATAAGGGATATATGTATCGGTTGGATTAGTACCACCACCTGTAGTTATTGTTATATTACCTGCATCATCAGCAAAGTTTCCATTTACAGATAAAGCTAAAGTACCCGAGTTGTCAGGAAAGTATATATTGTTAGTATGAGCATATGTACCATCTATTAATGGTCTAACATATGTGTCTCCAAATACAGGTGAAAGGTTATAATTATCAGTATAGACAAAATGCATCTGTCCATTACCAAAACTACTAGCAAGAAATGCCGGGTCTCCAACATCAGGAGTATAGTTAAGAGATATGCCTCCTGATGATGGTGAAGATAAATAAGTTTGATTGCCGGTACTGCCAATAAGAATTGTGTTAGTAGTCTTATTGCCATTAGGAACAACGTCTGTTACCTGTTGAAGATTAGGGGTGGGAGGACTTGGAGTTGGACCCCAAGACATTCCTGATACAGCCCTTAGCAACACTTCTCCTACGGCTCCTGTAGAAGATAACATGTCAATAATATACTGAGGTTTTATTGTTGTGGAAGTTATGCCTCCACTAAGGAATATATCTTGCGTAGCAGTATTGCCGGCGTCAAGAGTCTGTTGTAAATTTCCTACGGCAGGAAGAGAAGCAAAAAGGTTGTAAAGTTCTCCTAGTGAAAAGTTCTTTGTGGCATTTGGAATAGGACCATCTACTTCAGTCCCTATTAGCATGTCGCTAAACGAAAGCGGCTGTGTCGCTAATATATACGTCTCTATTTTTGCCATCTATTATCATGTTTATGGGTATACCCTTATTTCTACGTAAACTGATTGCGTGCTATCAAATGCACCATCGAAATCTATTTGTTGAACTAAAATTGTCCATGGAGTAGGGGACCATGCAATGCTTACTATCTTAGGTTTACTACTAGTTGCTCCACTTGATGCTAATGTAAATACATTTGTTTGTCCAATTAATGCAGCACCGGTAGCAGATACAGTTCCTGTTCCGGTAGTCCATGTTAATGTAGTTCCTAAAGTATTTTTAAAAACCGTAGCCGTTCCACTAGACATGCTTATTGATGCTGTATATACCTTATAAGACGAACTAGGGTCTATGTTGTCTAATACAAAGTCTGTTATTTCTTGAATAGTAAAATTCTTTGTAGCGTCATTATTTACACTATCTGTACCTATCAACTTGTCTTCAGAAGATACAGGAGAAGGTGCAATGCCATAGCTGCCTATTCTTGCCATTGTTTTACTAGTTTAATGTTAATAGATACAATACCTTGTCTACTAATCCAAGCATCTCATCAATGATGTTCTGAAGCTCAGAAGGATAATTATTTCTCTCTGTATCAAGCATGGCTCTCATCTCTTTCATGTGAGTCGTTGAGTCCATCACCTTTGATTCAGGTATAATAATCTCGGTTCTTTTAGCAAACCCAAAATAAGCTTCTGTAAACTTATCAGTTAAGTCTAAAATTTCGTCATAATACATGTTCAACGCCTTATGCTCAGCAAAAGATGTTGTCTGAAGATGAGCGATATGCATCATGTCTCTTGATTGGAACAATGTTCCGATGAATTTTCCGCAAGTCATATTAATCTTGTTTTTGGGTTACTTCTCCTGTTTGAATATTAATTACCGAGTCTTTACCATATTTGGTAATCAACTCTAGCTCATGCTTTGCAAAATCAGCTCTCAAGATTTCAATAGTCTTAATTAGATTTGCTTTTTGCATTTCTAAATCACCAATAGCCATCTTGGCTTTTGTAAACTCAGTGTTCATTTCTTGAATCTTACCAAGTTCCTCTTGTGTTAAAATTGTCTTTTCCATTTTATTTGATTTTATTTTTTACAAATATAGTAAATTTATGGATGTACATTTTTTTTCATTGCACTTCCGAAGTAATAACCAAAAATAGATAATACTACGCCTTCTGAAATTCCAATAAGATGTATCCATATTTCTTTGTTTTGATCAGGTATCTCAAGATACACAATAGCATAAACAATAAAGCAAAATACGCTCAACCCCACTAGTCCTGTCAAATAAAAAAGGAAGTCGAACTTCCCTGTCTTTGCTACCTCTATCTCCCTATTCCTAGCAGACTCCCTATCCTTTACCTCCAACTCAAACACCTCAACAGACTTATTCAACTCTGCAAGAGCAAGAGCTTTGTCTTCTGCAGACAACTCATCAGATGAGCTTATTAAGTTCTTTACTATACCAAATACCCCATTGGATGGAAGTACATCTCCAACTGTATCCAATATCTTGGGAGCTTTTTTAGTCAAGAACTGACCAACCTTGGTGTCTTTGAATTTCTTTTTATCAGGCATAACTATTCTTTTGTTTCGAAGTGCATCCAATCAAAATTCTTTTCTACCCCTAAAGATATAAAACCATTCTTGTAAAATATGTCAATCATTGGCTTATATTCAGGTCTAGCAAACCTAGCTGTCTTACTAGTCTCATTTAATTGATTTCTAGCCGGGTCTAAATCAATAGCTATACCCCAAGAATGCATTGACCATGCTGAGCCATTTCTCATTTTTCGGTAGTTGAAACAACCACCAAATAAATCAATGCCCAACTCCTTAATCTTTTCGTATCCGTATTGAATCAAAATTTCATTAAACACTTGCAACAGCCTGTCAGCCACTAACTTATGGCATCTCATTGTGGTTACAGTTTGGTCTGTATCCCACGCTATCCTCATTTTGTATGGAAGTTGTATTGTAGTCAAGTACCCCTCTCCTGTAATGTTAGGGGTTCCGTATCTTTTAGTGGCTTGCTGAGTTGTCATTATTTATTTGTTAGAAAATCAATAATAACCTTTAATGCACCAATACCAAACAATGTTATTAAAGCATAGAAATAAGCTTTGTATTTCCTTAGTTGGTCTTTAATGTCGTCTAATTCTGACTTCATCTTTTTGAAATCGCTTAGTAGTCCGCCTGACGACTTATCTATGGGATTTCCTGTTAGCAAGGTGTGTATATCCTTGAGCATTACCTTGACTTCAGAAACCTGTGTTTTAATGGTTTCCAACTCTTGTGCCATAGAATCTAGTCTGTTGTTTTCGGGTAACATAATTAGCATTTTTTTACCAAAGTGCATTTACTGATGTAGCTGATGATGCTGAGGCTAACTTAATAACCTGAACAGGTAACACTGTTCCTGCAGGCACGGCTGTAAATGTTAAGATATCTCCTCCTATAGTTGTAACCACAAGCGTTCCGGTTCCTCCTACATAAAGATAACATCCTGCGTTACCAATAGTAGTTTGAGGTGAAGCTTGATATACCACATAATCTTTAGCTGTAGCTGCAAAAATATTTGCATTTAATACAAGAGTAGTTTCGTTTGTAACTGAAACAACAGTTGCAGCAGTGCTATCAGTAGTATTATAGACAATATCTCCGGGGTTAATGTTGTTAGTTACAAAAGTAGCAGCAGTGTCAATTAATTGACTTGCCGCTGTTGATGTATTTGTTCCCGTTTGTGCTGGACTAGGGTAGGGAATATTAGCATTATCTGATTTTATAACAGGCAATGCTCTTGAGAATGTTGACTTAAATACTGACATTAGTTATTTTTTTTCGTTGTTATAAGGGAACTTTTCATTTAAGGCTTTTCTTCTTTCTTCACATGGAGAACATCCATTTTCAGACTTACTGATAACCTTTGCTATTTTCTTTATTCCTGTAACTGTTGTTATCTTTTCGATTGTATCTCCAAGACCTTTACTTTGTTCATTTAGTTTCATTTGATTTGATTTAATTATTAAGAAATTATATCAGTAGCCTTAAGCCTTCCGATTAATGCTATACACAATCCAATTATCTGAATTAGCTCAGATGAGAAATTAGGAAGGTCAATACTAAAAAATTGTCTTCCTATAAACCCAATGAATGCAATAAGTATGCCCCAAATTGTTTTTGATAAATACCAAGGTTTTAATTGTTCCATTTTTTATGGTTTTTTAGGGAATCCCATTGCATCGTAGCCGGGCTTTCCTTTTTTAGATTGTCTTTCTAAATTTTTATTTGCATCTCTTAACTTGTTAGATGCTGCTGATATTCCGGGATAACCTTTTGTTCCTGAATATGAATCAGCTAAATTTTTTGTAGCATTCTTCACTTCTTTTTTATAGTAAGCTGTACTGTCCTTTGTAGGAGCAGGTGTTGGTGATAATGGGAAATCTCTGTTTGGCATAAATTTATTTTTAGATTGTAAAGATACTAAATTTTTGATACTCTATTTCCCATGCCCACTCTTGACTTCTCTGCTTTCTTCATTGATGTTGCCATAGTATTAGTATTTACCTTTTCTTCCCTTAGGATTAGATGTTGTCGGTCCACCCGGACCCTTCCAAAGATAACTGCATGCCCAATGGCGTGGCGTTAACTTGTCTGTAGCTGTATCACAACCATGCCTAGCCTTAAAACTCTTACGAGCCGCAGCAGAATAGTTGTTGCCATAACCCTCCGCACCAAAGTGCAGAAGCTTCTCTTGTCCATTTGAACAAGCCTTGACCATCATCTTCTTGCCCGGTCTATCAGACGGAACAGGACGATTGCAGCTCATCTTTGATTTGTTAGCCATAAAGTTATTTTTAACTTCTGAATGCTCTTGTTGTGTGCCCAAATTGAGCAGGCTCTTGCTTAACCTCAGCAGGTTTCTCAGCAGGCTTAACCTCTGTAGGCTTCTCCTCCTGTTTAACCTCCTCTGAAGAAACAATCTCCTCTTCTTTTGTTGTCTTCTTTGCCATCTTATTTATTTTTTAAAGTCGCTCTGTTCGTGAACTTATCATACTTGTAGTCAGATGCTCTATGACTTGATGCTTTGTCGGCACGAGCTATCGCTCTCTCCTCCGCAGTCATCGAGTTTTTCTTTGCACCCTTAGCTGTAAATGACTTCCCATCAGGGGTTAAATCACCACGCTTTATCAAGAGACCTAATGCCATTTGGCGAGAACCAACCTGAGAAGCAAGTCTGTTTATCAGTTGGTTCCTGCCCATGTACTTTTGGCTCTCTGACTTCATTAATATCCTTTTTTCTTAGCCATACCGCTCTTGGTACTAGTCATCATCTTTTTAGTAGCAGGACCGGTCTTGCCTTTCATGCTTCCTGACTCTTTTGTAAGACGTGTTGCAGCGCCACCACCTGTAGTTGGCATTTGCATTCTTGAAGATGCAGGTAAATTTGGAGTTGCTTTCTTTGAAGTTGCCATTGTTTTAGTTTTTATTTTTTTAAAGATTGTTTACCTAGTGTATCGCTTAGCGTTTGCAAAGATGGTATCCTTCCAACCCTCGGGCCTGTAAGCTTGCTACTCTTCCTCGACTCAACCACACTCTTTGCAGTTGGCTGCTTGTACTTGATAGCCTCTATCCTCTCTCTCAAGTTAATCTTGGGAGTTGGAGTATATCCGCTAGTAGCCGCCTCTGTTTTCTTTGCTTTTGCCATTTTAAAAACCTCTCGGTGTTGGTGTTGGTGCTAATGGGGTGTCAGGACGAAATTCCTTTACAGGAGTTTGTGCATCCGCAAGTATTTGTCTTCCCCTATCAATTCTATCCGGACCTTTAGACTTTAGTCTTAAGGCTACCCTCTCTGCTCTCTCAGGGTCATTTTCAGCAATCCTTGCAATTCTTTTGTATTGACGTGCTTTTAAATCTGCCATAAATTTATTTTTACAAATCAAATATAGGAAATAAAATAATTAACTTTGCAAATATAATAAATTTAATCAAATGAAAATTAAGCCACACGACTACCTGAAATATTGGAAGGTTATAAGACAGTATTACAAAACAAAGCATAAATTAAACCAATCAGATTTAGACATGCTGCTGTTCCTCTACTCAGAGGTTTATTTCAGTAAACAAAAATTTAAGGAGTTCGCCAACATAGTAAGTTGGGATACCTGCCGGTTCGCTAGACTGATGGCGCAAGATTGGATATGCGTTTTCAGAAAACAAGCAGGATCAAAAAAGACACTATACCAACTATCCCCCAAAGCGGAAAGGGTAATCGAGTCTATGTACAAAAAATTAAATGGAGAAGAAATCCCTATGTCCCCCTCGTCAAACCCCATGTTCCTAAAGAACGTGAAGTACACAGACAAGGTCTACCGGAATATGATAATAGAGATGAACGCGTTTATAAAACAACAACGACATCAGCCTCCCGAACAATAGTCAACTGCTGCTCATTGATGAGCATAGTGAACCCCTGCGCCCTATCGTAGTAAATCACGTCATCCTTAGCGATGACCTTTACGTCTGTGCCCGGCTCAAGCACTACAGCTTTCCTGTATCTCATCTGACTAGCATCCTCGCCCGATAGTATTAAACCTGACTGAGTCTTTATCTCCTCGTCAATATTTTTAACAGCAATGTATTTTCCTATTGGTTTCATCCGATGTATGGCTTTAAACTGTGAACAATCTGACGGAACAGGTAATCCTTTGACCTCTGCTCCAATGGTAACTCTCCGTAAAGGCAAAAGCATGGGTGCTCCTTCTTCTCAGCGTCCTTAATAGGTCCCCACTTCCATCCGGCATTCGCCTTCTCAATACACCACACCTCATGACTCTTCTCAGGAGTAGCGTCAGGGTTGTTTAAATGGAAGTCAACACCATGGATAGCTGACTCTTTCTGCCAATCAGCAGCATCTTCCCAAGATACCTGCGACATATCTCCCAATGACTCGCAATAGGACTTGTTGATTTCATGCGCTACCTGCGCTACTTGTTCTAGTGTCATAATTAATATTTTAAGGTTAAAACCTTAACTACATTCATCTGTGCGTTTAGGATTTCTCCAACAGCATGCTCATGAATTTGTCTATAAAGGTCGCTAGGAGGATTATCTGAAAATCTTTTATCCAAAAGGTCTCTTTGAATAATATCAGCTAATTCAGCACAAAGCTCTTTTGCTCTTTGCACATTAATATCTCCTGATGGATTAAATGTCAATCCTACTAATTTCTTTCCGAATGATAAATCGTTTTGGTCTTCCATGTTATTTATTTTTTTTGTTTAATACTTCTTCCGCCCACTCAACACCTTCTCTTCCATCAAATGAATTGTGTACCACAATAATTTCAGCATCAGGCTCAATTATAACTTTAGGATTGCATTTGCACTGAGTTCCTTCTAAGTCGTGCTCTTCAATGTCATCTAATGGGTGTACGTGTAGCATAATTTTAAAATTCAGTGTTTGCCCATATCGGACCATTCTCAACGTCCTCGTACGCCGTACGGACATTATTCTCAAAGTACTCAATGGCATCCTCGAATATCATCCCATCCACATACACCAACACGTCAATGCACTTGCTCACCGAGTAGATTAATCTGCCCTCGTCAAGGTCTACCCCTATAGCCGCCTCGCTGAATCCCTCAGCAAAGACAAACTCAGTCTCAGGATATGTATTTAATATTTTACTTAATGTCTGACTCATAACTCCTTGCCATTGTGATGATTGCGTTTGTAGATAGTATTGTTACAGCTACGCTGACAGCGTTTTGAAGCGCACTTCTAGTAACTTTCAACGGGTCAATGACACCCATCTTTATCAAATCACCCATCTCACCGGTCTTCAGATTGTAGCCATGACCGTCAGGAGTACCCCCATTGTAGATGTTTGTAACACACAGCCCTGCATTCTCAAGTATCTGCGTCAACGGAGCCTGTATAGCGTCCTGAATTATCTTCACAGCAGCCTTCTGCTCATCACTTGTTGTCTCACCAACTAGCTCGTTAATGTCTATCTCAGCTAAAGCCTTGCCTGCACCGGGAAGGATACCCTCCTCAAGTGCCGACCTTACCGCACACACCGCATCGTCAACCCTGTCGTACAGCTCTTTTTGCTCTAGGTCAGTATTGCCTCCAACAAAAATCACTCCTATACCACCTGTCAATGACGCTATCCTCTCCAACAAAAAGTCCTTATCACCCTTTCTTGTCGCCTCCTTGTGCGCACTCCACAACTGCTTAACCCTCTCGTCAACCTCGTCCTGCTTAACCCTAGTCGCAGACTTTATGATAACAGTCTTGTCGCTGCTCACAATAATCTTCGAGGCATGACCCAAGTTCCCATAGTTGATATGGCTCAAATCATCCCCTGTTTTCTCGCTGAAATAGGTTGCCCCTACGCTCAAAGCGATATCTTGCATCAGCTCATGCTGTTTATAGCCGAAATTAGGCGGTGGAACAGCACAGACCTTAAGATTACCCTTCATGACATTTGCTGCCAAGGTATTGACTACATTCGCGTTACAGGGGGATATAATCAAAAGCTTCTTGCCCTCAGAAATAATTGGCTTCAAAACATTCTCCAACTGAAGGATGTTCGCTATCTCAATGTCAGCCACCAACACCATCACATCCTCAAACACACACTCGTCTCTCTTTTGGTCGTTGATAAACAGCGGACTCAAATAGCCCCTGTCAAACTTCAACCCCATAGTCGTCTCCGCATACGTCTCAGACGTCTGACTCCTCTCAACCGTAACTATCCCATTCTTACCAACCTGCTTATACACGTCAGCTATAATCTTGCCCGTCTCCCTGTCATTGTTCGCCGACAAACTCGCCACGTCCACCAACATACTAGTCGTAACCTTCTTCGCCTTACCCCTCAACTTCTCCACCACCCTTCCCGATATGTCCACCATACTTCTCAACACCTCCGTCCGGTTATAACCATCCTTCATGTGCTGCTCTGCCGCCAACACCAATGCCTCCGTTAACACAATAGCCGTAGTCGTACCATCACCGGCACTCGTAGCAGTCCTGTCCGCAGCCTCCTTCATCATCCTGACAGCCAAATTCTCTATCGGGTCTATCAAGTCGACAGCCTTCGCAACAGTAACACCATCCTTGGTAACGGTAATCCCATGAGTGTGATGGGGAGATTCAATCAATACAGTATTTCCACTCGGTCCCAATGTGCTCTTAACAGCACGAGACATCTTCATAACACCATCTATCAACTTCCTTCTGCCTAAACCACCAAACTGCAAGTCCTTAGGCAAATAACTCGTGTTAGTCTTAAAGTCCATTTCATTAGATTTGATTAGAACACAAAGATAATACGAAATGTCGGAATGTCAATTTTATTTTTCCCTACTCTCTCTATATATTTCCCCCTTTATATAATATTTTTCTGACTACAGAACCTTTTTAAAATTGACATTTTCGACATAACTATTAATAATCAATTAGTTATATTCTTTAAACCGACATAAAAACGACATAAATAATGTCGAAATAGAAAATTAACGACGAAAAAAAGGGGGGCAACTAAAAAGAAGCCCCCGACTATTACAAAAAACAATGCGGTTAATACCCGCAGCCACCACTATGGTCTTTCATTTTACTCATCTCGTTACCCATCGAGATGGCTTCAGAGTACGTAGAAATCTTCTCCATACGTCTCATTGACTTCTTAACCTCAACCGCCTCCTGAATACCCGTACGGCTATCCATGCGATTGTTAATTAACATCCCATCCTTCACATTCAATCCATAACCCGAACCCTTCTGCTGATAAATGCTGTTGCTCAAATTAACTTTCATAAACTTAAATTTAAATTGTTAGATACAAATGTAACCAAAAAAAGAATACGAGATATCTGTAGAGTTGGGGCTATACCCCCATTTGGCGCTGCGGACCGGGATAGGAAAGTGATCATTTTTTTCGGGGGTGGGGTATGCGTTTCCGTTAGCCCCTTCGGATTTTTTGGCGATTTCCCATGATCATACTGCGGACAGGACTGCTACGAGTGCCGGTGATGGT